CATGGATATCACAGTGTCATCGTCAGCTTTTGGAAACTCGCCCATGACTTCTACGCGGGAGACTGTTGAATCCTCGCCATATTGTTCAATCATGGTTTGAAATAGCTTTTGGTCAGTGCCTTCGACAGTGCGTGAGTCTACTTGGAGTGATTGCCAAAAACTGCGTTTGCTGTGAAAAGAGTCATAAAACGGCCCTGTGTTGCGGCGCGGGTTGGAGAAAGTAAACCAATAACGATCTTTGGTAGGCTCAGAGAAGAAACCTTCAGAAACCGAGTAGATGGGCGCGGGAATACCTGATGCCTCATCCATGATTAAACAAACTCCGTAGGAGCTGTGAATACCAGCGAAAGCATCCGGGTTTTCTTCTGACCATAACTGCGCTTGTGCATAATAGTACCCAGTATCTATCTTTAGGTCGCGCTCTAGTGCCTCTTGAAACCACCCAGCAGGTTTAATCGTGGTAGCAGTTTTCATAAACCAATGAGAATTGATGGCGAGGGTGAGCCATTTGCCTAATTCAGCCCAAGTTCTTGATCTAAGCTGCTGTTCGGTGTTGGCGGTCACAATAATAGTTGCGCCAAGCCTTGTAGAAAGCATCCAAATGATTAACCAAGCTACTAATGCTGATTTACCAATACCACGACCAGATGCTACAGCTAATCTGAACATCTCTGGTAACTCTATGCTGTTGTTTCTTTGTATATGCGTTGTAATATCTCGCAAAATTTTTTCCTGCCACTTACGAGGCCCATCAAAATGTTCGAGGGGGGTGTCTTTTTGTCCCCATGGGAAGGCAAACTTAACAAAGTTATATGGATCATCTTTTATATTTATTGACCATAGTTCGGTCATTAATTGCTTTTCTTGTTTAGGGTCGTATTTCATTATAATTTCTAATTAGTTTGATGTTATTTTCTTTGTAATCCTTTTGATAATGTATGCACCCCGTAGAAAAGCCAAAAGGAAATCCATGTTGATTACCACCGCCCATGTGTATAATTTCTTTAATACCACCATATTCACATATCTTTGTGTCTAACCTTTTACCTTTAAAAACTTTTGTTAATGGGCAAAAGAAAACCACATTATTAGCAATATCAAAAGATTTAAGTAAAAAGTCGTCAAAAATGCTAAATGGTGGATTTGTTATTATCCAATCTACTTTTTTTGTGTAATCAAAAAAGTCTTTACCTTCTGATATTTCACACCAATCTGTGTCTCCATAATTTTGTAAAGAATTGTAAAAAGCACCATTGCCTTTGCATGGCTCAAGCAATTTTCCGCTTGGTGCAAAATAATCAACAATCCATTTTGCAGTATTTGGATTTGTCATTACCACATCATTAGGTGTTTTTTTTCTTTCTTTTGGGGTGCTTACTCTTCCTGTATATTTCATAAAAAAAAAATTAAAAAATTTTAGTGCAAGTGTTCTAAATTTTTAGCCCCCGCCGCAAAAGTGACCGGGGGGGTTGCAAAATCGGAGAGTAGATCTTGCCGAGCTGCCCGGTCGTGACATGGATACAGTAAGGGAGATGAGAGAGTTCCCACGCCTAGCTCGTATTTTTCGTTGGCAACAAGTCCTCTGAAAGGACACGCTGTGAATTAGGCTGATCTTCTACGACTTTGCCCTCGATCACACGACTCTTTGCAGAATCCAGGACTTCAGCTAGATTTAAGTTATGTTGGACTTCAGCTCTGTCCATCCATGAACCACTATCACGATTCTTGAGGAAAAATATCTGGGCCGTAGTATTTCCATCGAGAGCTGAAGTGTAAAGTGCGTTGGTCACCGCGGCAATTGCTTTTGCTCTTCCATTCTTTAATGCGACTTCAAATTCCCCCTTTTCTCGTTTTCTTCGATCGATCGTGGATGTTGATGTATTCAAAAGCTGCGCTATTTGTTTTTCAGATAAACCATTACCAGCCCATCTCTCGATGTTTTCAAAGTCTTCTTCAGTAAATTTGATCCGTTTACGACCAGCTTTGCCTTTTAAATAACTGTAATCTTTGTCTGCCATACGAAAATTCTACTTTATATAGCATCAATCCCCTATAGATTTTGACATACTTAATTAGGTATTAGTGTAGAAAAGAGTTGCATTGTGCGTTCTATTTGATATAATTATTGTGTAGCCAAGAAAAGCTACCATTTAAAAGGAGAGATAAATGACAAACCCAAGAAATTTAACTATAGGTTGGTGTGAAATTACCACAAGACATCCAAACGGAAAAATGGGCGTTTTAGTAGGAAATATTAGAGAAGTTGGCAAAAACTCTTGTGAAGTAGAAATACCTAAATGGAATGGTGAAGCAGAAGAAGTTGTGACAAGAACAATTCCTAATTGCTTTTTAACAAACACAGAAGTTTAATTTTAAATAAATAAACAATCCACTAGCCGAGTTTTATGCTCGGCTTTCGTGGTATAACCAATTCATTTTATAGGAGAGATAAATGAAAGACTTTGCACATAAACTGCATAAACCACAACAACCAAAACCATGGACTGATGTAGCTCGTGAGATGACTGAGAATATAATCTTCGTCATAGCGACTGTGTTGGTCTTGGTAATCATTATTAAGGGAGTAATGTAATGGAAGATATAAAGACTTATTTAGACGAAGGTGAACACAATAGTAGTTGGTCAAATGATTGGAAAGACCCGGACAACTTTTGGGGAAACAATGCTCAAGTTCATGTTTACTACAATCGTAATTGCAGCTTTAAACTCAAGCGAGAAATTTGGCATGGTTATAAAACCAAGATCATTAAACCAAATGACATCGAGATACTTACCAACGACACGCCATTTACCAAAGCAGAGTTAAAGACAGCTCTGATAGAGAAATGGTTTGCATGGGAGAATGAGAACACAAGACAAGCCAACAACAAGGGTGCGCGAGAGCGTAGAGCAAAACAAAAGGAGATAGCGTAATGTCAGTCACACACTACAACTTTAGAAAACCAAAGATCAATCGCCAAGAACATGAGGCGATCAATAAGATCTTAACGCATCCACACTTCAACGCCTTAATTAATGCTGAGGCCCTTGATGTATTAACCGAGCTTGGAATCAGTGCTAAACAGTTCCAAGACATTATTAATAAAAATAAATCAATTTTAAAAAGCTATAAAACCAAGGAGATAAAATGAGTAAAAAGAAAAACCACGCACCATATACTGTAAGTGATACAGAAAGATGGATGAATTGTCCAGGCAGTAAAAAGAAATTACCAAAGTTTGTTCTTTATGGCAAAGGCGGAATAGGTAAAACTTCTTTTTTAACATCAACTATGAACCCAATAATAATTCAATCAACCGAGGAAAAGAAAAAATGACACAGCATACTGACAAAGTAGAAAAGCAACGAGAGTTATTAAAGATTGAGGCTTTGGATAAAGAAATCAAAGCCATCGACATTCGCCCCGGGAGGATACAAACTTGGTATCAATCTGGGCGCGTGGTGACAGATTATCCAAGAGATAAGCGTAAAAAGAAAACCACTGAATACCGAGGTTTAAATGATTGAGATAATCGGCTACATCTTTGGTATCGGTTTTTTGATTTGGTTATTCGTAGTGCTAACATTATGGTTAATCATTAAACATTGGGAGGACAGATAATGACCTACGAAATAGCAGAATATAAATACGCCACTCATATGAAGTCTGTTTACGGATTAGTCGGTGATATAGAATATCCAAGCAGAAAACACTCGCAACAAGACAGCGAGGGCAATTGGATTTTAGTATCCTACAGCGGACACAAGATGGGTAAAGTCTTAACCAACGGAAAAGTTATCGCATAAAACACGGGCCATTGAATAGGTTGCTACTCTCCTTCCCCCAAATAGTGACCTAGGCCCACCAACAGAAAATGTTTCCGCCCACGCGCCTGGCTTTTCTTTAATCGCTTTTTCTCATCCTCTAACACGATCCACACTAGGTTCTTATCGCTCAACTCCTGCAACGCCCGCCCACAGGTTTTTCTATTCAGTCCCACCATCTGCGTATAGTAGTTCAACGCATCGTGCGAACTAAAAGTCTCATATCGCCAACGCTCAGTAAGAGACCAAGCAAATAATTTCGCACTCGCGCTCAGATCAGTTCTTTTAGCTACTTCCCAGCGATACCACTTCCAGACAATATTACGCACCTTATTAAAGTCTTTACTCGCCCGCGCGAGTGAGAGTGGAACTAGCCCACTCTCGCGCCCATTATCAACTTCACCTGGCACTAGCCACCAGTATTTATCATGTTCGTTTTTTCTTCTCATTTACTCTCTCATTGTGGGGGGTGTAAATGCGTTTAGCATTTCACCACCCTTTAACATATTTTATGTTATGGATATTATGGTAAGTTTTACCATAGTTGTGCGACATTTTTACTATAGTTTGGGACATATTTACTATAGTTGTGTCCCATTTTTACCATAGTTACTTTTGGTTGCCGAGCCATAATTGGTGAATAATATTCTCAATGGATCTGAGTTTTTTCTTCTCCTCAGAGTTTTGTTTGGGTTTATTCACCAATGGTTTACCATGATCTGCGAGTGCATCAATGATGAGCTGCACTTC